AATCTTCTTCCAAAAAAGATTCAATTCTTGATTCCTCTTCATGGACAAAGGGCCGCAGGGCCGCTATTAACTGATAATGTCCATTCTCCCCCATAATACAAGCGTCACTCCTTCCAGGACTTTTTAACGATCACACTTCCGCTACCATCCGCCTCAAGCCAATACCGCTTGCCCTTATAGCTGACTTGACCTTGTTGTCCCGTTTTGGCTCCCGGATATTTGGTATTGAACTCACCCCGCAGAATACCGAAGGTCTTGGCTGAGACGGTTTTCCCCCGCTTGTTCGCCCTCTTTGACGGCGCGTACTTTGTTTTCCCAATTTTACTATTTCCGCCGCCGCTTGTCCATCTCCCTTTTTTATCCCTTGGCTGGCTGGGCGAATAATCCCATGTCAGCGCGTCCTGCGCGGCCCCCTCAAAAGGGGCGGATATCTCCCCTCCGTACCCCAGCCCTGCCAATGGATCCCGCAGGGCGGTCACATCCTGGTAGGTTTTCCCGGTGTTGGCCGCGATCTCCTCTTCGGAAATACTGTCAAACATCCCGGTCTCGTCCGCCAGCTTCTTGAGCTCCCTCTGAGCCGTGTCCGCCCGGAACAGGCCCGCCTGAAAGGTATCCCGGATGGCCTGGGCCTTTTTCAGCGCGATCTCCGCCACCTCGGCCGCCGTGGGAGTCCACAGGGGCGGGAAAGTGATGTCCAGCCCGTCGGGTACCGCCCCCCAGGCTGACATGGCCAGGACCGGCAGCAGCTTTTCCAGAATGGGCCGAAGCTTGGCCTCCCGCAGCGTGTCCACGTAGTCATAGTAGTTCCGAAGGTCGCTCTCCCCGGTGGCGTTCATCCCCGCCGGGGAGCGTCCGAACAGCTTGGTCACCGGAATCCGGGACGCGCCGGACAGGTCGAGGCACATGGAGTCGTAGACCTCCTGGAGCCCGGTGAAGGTGTACTGGGTATTCTTAATCTGGTCGCCCCGGTTGACCAACTGCATGCCGAAATTGGACTTCATCACGCTTTGGGCCTGCATCACGTTCCAGAACCGCCTCTGCTGCTCCCCGGACGTAACGGAAAAGAGCTGGTCCAGGTTCTGCACCTCCATGGTGTCCACGTTGGCCCGGAAGGTGAGCGCGGCCATGTTGGCGGCCACGTTGTCATGCTTAACCACATCATTGTATAGGGCCTCCACCTCGGACTCTCCCCAGTACAGCTCCGCCACCCGCTCCAGGAAGGGCAGGTCGCGGCCGGTGAACCGCACCAGCCTTGAGTGGTGCACCTTCGCCACCGTGTTCCCCCTGGCGTCGGTGATGGAGTAATAGGCGGGCACCGGCTCTCCGCCCTCGAATACCAGCTCCATACCGGGTACCACGCCCTGCCAGCGGTCGAGTATGTAAAGCCCTTGGAAGGTACCGGGGTAAATGCTCTCCAGCTCCAGCGGCTGGCCCAGCATCCCCTCCTGTCCGCGGATCATGATAAGTCCGGCGGCGCCGCCGTACAGCCTGCCCCACCGCAGTCCCTCGTTGACCCGCTCCCGGAGCGCCGTCACGCGCTGAACGCGATCCAGTTCCTTCAGGTGCTCCGGCCCCACCGCTCCGGCGGGAGCGAACCACTTCTTTGTCATGTCGTCCGGGATGATGCCCACCACGTTCTGTACTACCCAGTTGTCCCGGTAGAGGGAGTTGAGCAGGGCGTAGTTGTCCGTCATCCGGGTCAGCGGATACTCTGTGGCCTCCAGCGGCGACTGGGAGCCATAGCCCAGCCGGAACAGCGGGTTGGAAAATGCGTCTTGTACGCTCACCGCCTCGGTATTTGGTTGTGCGCCCCTGGGGCGGCTTTTATTGCGTCTGGACACTTACTCGAACCTCCAGTCCGGCAGTGAATTGATGTAATAGCGCAGGGCGTCCGGCCCGTGGTCCCGCTCCTTCAGGGGCTTCTCATCCCCCCGCTGGCCCGCCTTCTCGTCCCACAAATAGGTGCCCAGTTCGTCCAGCAGGCCGGCACAGGCTTCACTGACCAGAATTTTTCTGCGATGAAACAGGCTTCCGGTCTTGCGTATGCCATCCAGCACCTCATTTTCCGCCGGGATGACATACACCCCCCGCCGCCTCAGTTCCTCGATAAACGAGGCCGCCGAGGGATCTACGATCACCGCGCACCATTCCCTGCCCAGAAAGTCCAGAAGGTCGTCGGCATACTCCTGGTCGGTCTTCTGCCGGCGCTCCTTCCGGCTGTCCCAGCGGTACTCCCTGTCCACCCGGATCACTCCATTGTGGTCATAGATGTCCAGAAACACCGTAGGGTTGGCGGTACCGTAGTCACAGGCCACGGTTCTCTGGGAAACCCATTCCAGATCCACCGGGCGTTCCTGCGTCCGGTAGACATTCTCTGTCTGGTCAAACATGTCGTAGATAAGCCCCTCCGACATGACCCACAGGCCCAGAATGTACCGCTGGTAGAACACCCCGGCATACATGCTCCGGTATCTGGCCCGGGTGGCCTCGTCCAGCGCCGGGTTGTCCTCCATGGTGAAGTGCAGATGGAGGGCCTTGTGCTCCTCCGCCTTTAGAATCCACTCCTGCCGGAACCAGTGCTGCGGCCCCTCCGGGTTGCAGTTGAACCATAGCTTTGCCCCTGTCACGGAGCACCGGGCCATGGCCTGTTCCACAAAAGAGCGGGGCATCAGGGCCACCTCGTCCAGCAAAACCCCCGCCAGGGTGATACCCTGAATCAGCGTGTAGGAGCTCTCGTCCTTGCCGCCGAACAGGTAGAAGCGGTTCTCCCGCACCCCACGCCGGGCCGTAATTACATGGCCGGAGCGGCTGTAGGAAATGGTGAAGTTCTGCCGCAAATACTGCACCGCCAGAAGCGGCGTCACAATGTTGCGCTCCACCGCTCCTACCGACTTCCCACAGAGTGCAAACGCGCAGCCGTTGAAACGTCCCATTGCCCACAGGAAGAAGGACAACGACATGACTGAGGTTTTTCCCGACCGCACCGCGCCGTCACAGATAAGCGCATCATAGTCCCGGTATGGGAAACGCAGAATCTCCCTCTGCTTTTCAGAGAAGCCCATTTCCCATCTCCTCCTTCAGCGACGCGGTGATCGGATCGTCGTCCATGTCCTGCATACCGCCGGCGCCCGCCGCCCCCTGCTCTCCCAACAAGTCAAACAGCACCTTTGCCGCCTTCGCGTCGCCCTTGGCCGCCTTTAGGGTCAGGCCCGCAATCACCGCCATCTGGTTATCCACATCCTCCGGTTCTACGCCGTCACGGGCCAGCTTGTTCCATGCCCGCTTGTCCGCCACCGGGAGAGAGAGGTACAGGTCTGCCGCTTCTCTCAGGCTACGCTTTCGCCGCCGTGACGCGCCGGATGCACGGCCGCCTTCACGCCCGAGTTCTCTCGCTTCGCTCTGGCTTCGCTGATCCATCGGTATAAGATTCTGTTCATTCGGCATGTCACCACCTCTCGGTCGTTTTTTGGTGCCACCGCCTACCTCGTACAGTAAGCAGCAGCGTAGGGGCCCGATATTGCCGCCTCGGTGCCGGGCGGTAGAAAAGGAGGCGCAGAGGTATACACCTCCACGCCTCTCATTGTCGCATAGTTCAATGCGCCCACGATGCAAGAATGCAGTTTTTCAAATATTTTTTATCGGAACCGTGACCGCCCTATCAGATAATCCAGGCTGACTTCATAGTAATCCGCCAGGGCCACCAGTGCTTCCATGCCTGGAATACATTCCCCGCGCTCATATCTTCCGACTGCCCCCTTCTCCAGCCCACACAGTTCCGACACCACCGCCATGCTCTTGATCGGCTTCTTTTCTTCTCTCAATCGCCGCAGTCTCTCCGAAAGCTCACTCATTAGCTGCCCTCCCTCTCCGGCGGCCCATCAAAGGCCGTCCAGTATTTGTCGTACAGATCCAGGCTAAACGGCTTGATGTGCTTGCAGTACAGGTATCCCTCCCTGCACCCCTCTACAATCTCCAGGCCGCCCCACTGGAGCTGGGCTATCCCTGCTCCCTCAATGTAGATTGCGGTCTCCTGGGTGATGGATTCCAGCTCTTGGCGGGTGTATTGGCGTCTCATGGCGATACCTCCGGTGGGCGGTGCTTATACAACAGCAGGTTTTGTACTCCCTCCGTAGTATCCGCACAATGGGCCGGGTATCTGGCAGCCACTCCACCAATGTCATACAGCGCCTCAGTGTGCCCGATATACGTTTTGTCTTCGTTGTAGAGTGCCCAAACAATTTCCAGATACCACCCGACCTGATAGGCGGGTTCACATTGCTTCGGGTTTACATTGTGGCTTCCGTACCGGATAGCGTACATAAAAAATTTGTCAGCAGCCACGGTGTCACCTGCATACAGAGGTGCGCCATACTTATCGACCAGTCCAAGCGTCAGCGGCTCGTTCGGCGGGGTATGGT